ATCAGTTAGTTACATCACACGAAGGTCTATCCACGGTTAAAAATACCATGTTGATAACAATTCGTAGTGCACTTTTAAACAAACAGGAGAAAGCACTCCTACGTTTAAACATCAAAGAAATCGACCAATGTCTCACAACGGTCAGAAAAATATCAAAAGATGTAGAACGTATCGTTTTATAATTTGACTATTTATTCCCTTTGATATATAATGATCCCATGAAAAACAAAGAAGAGATTATAATATTGGCATTGAGTATGGGTGTTGTTATGGTACCCTCCTTGATACTTGGCTTGGTTGGACTTTTATTATGGGGCATGTTTTGGGTACCAACATTGGTTGCTATTGCGATCATTTGGGTGATTGGTTATGTAAGTGATACCTTTTCAAAACAGAAGGTGCAAGTTGATCTGGCAAAGGTCAAGGTACAAGAGCTACAGGTCCGTAATCAACAAAGCGTGGAAACATCCTGCGCATTTTGCAAAGTGCGGAATATGGTTCCCGTTCGTTTGAATATACGAAACACGTTTGAGTGTACAAAATGTAAACAAACAAGTCTTATGGTGTTTCAGTTTACAGCTGCCCAAATCACAACACCACTGGACCTCCCTCAGTGGGGTCAAAAGGTTAACCTACCTATACAGGAACCAGTTGTAGAGGTACAAGATATACCCGAAGTGCCAGAACCTGAAGAAGTGCCAGATGCACCTAGCTTAGGATAAACGATGGACGAAAAACCAGCAATTGATTTTATAGAAGGTAATAATCAACTAGTACAATCTATCAAACCAAAAGATACAACCTCCCTTCCTACACCTGAGACCTACTCAAATGCAAGTCGGGAGTTCTGGATGTCAAGGGGTCAGGTTACAGAATACGAAAAAGGTGTATTTCTAGGTAGGGGAGATAAGACCAATATACTCTTTGATCAATTTCTCAAGAGGCTCAGTAAAACAATTGAAGAGTTGACACGTGAGGCACTTGCCAAGAATGATATGACATCAGAAGGCTACAAGGATATATTTGACGCTATTCAGGCTGATTATCGAATCCTCAACGGTAACCTTAAGCGAGATAAAACTGCCATTAAGGAAGATCAGTTCATACCACTTCTTCATGGGTTTATTAATGCGTACGTTACATCTATTATAGCAAAATCAAAGCAAGAGACTGATGGCTAAACATATCAAATGTTCAACGTGTGGCAAAAAGAAATGGATGCGATATGATACATTTAAGGTTAACTTGCTTAAATTTCACGCAGAAAACCGTATTCATTTAAACACCCTCTACAAATGTGGATCATGTTCGAAGCTCATAAGAGCAACAGAAACAAAGGAGATAACACGGACACCTGAATTCATAAGATTCAAAAGGGACGTTCAAGAGATAATAGATGACTTCATTAAAAGAAATTGGAGGTTACCACAATCACAAGAATGGTGCAGGGGAAACATTGAAGCACTTTTTAAGCGACATCACATAAATTCAGATGAATTTAAAGTCTTACGGAACGGACATGTAATTACAGGGTTTGTTATATTAAACCTACCCTTTTGGGATTCGATACTCGTAGAAGTAAACTGGAAAGAAACAAAACAAAATGAATGGAACACAAATGGATAACACGACAACATCACGTTGGATTAGTTTGCTACTGGCAGTAGATCATATAGACGACTATTGCGAATCTTCTGGTATTCCCTTTAGTGACGATATGCTAAAACCTATTGCGATAAAGCATTTCATCCAAGAAAAAGCAGACGTTGTTAAAAATGACCTAGACCGAGAGTCGGACATTATGGTGGAAACAGGCGTTAACTGCACATAAACTAACGAATACCGCCATACAGGAATACCGAAACGACAAAGATTAATGGTGACGTTTCATAATATGAGATGATCGCTTCACTAGATAATAAACACCCTGATCTTTTCTCCATACAATAATTCCGGTATTGCCAAGATGCTTCATGTTGTTCTTGACATCTGGTGGAATATGGTGAAACTTTGCAGCCAACCATTTAACTTGGGATGGTGTAATCCGCCAAATCCCCGAAGGTGCTTTCTTGGCAACATCGATGATCTTCTTTGCTGAACCGATGTTGGATGACGCAACCATTGAGGGATCGGCCATCTGAGACGTGGGAACCTGCTGTAGGCTCTTTCGACCTGTTCCACGGTTCATCTTATGCATATGGGACTTACGACGCGATGCAGGGTCCTTCCAGTCGATCTTACGGGCTTTGATTGTTTTTATCTTTTCATTCAGGATTGGAGACTCGCCACTCTGTAAATACTTTTCGAACGTTTTAAGGCATGCTTCTTTGTCAACGTTCTTTAGTTTCTTGATATCCTTGGGTTCTAGTATGTCCTTATCTGCAATCAACTTTTCCAACTTTTTAATGAATGCCCAATAATAGTATCGTTCCAACATCTTATAGATTACATTGTCAGGTAGAAGGTTCTTGCTTTTATACTTTGCCAATTCATCTGGTGTCAGTGGCTTTTTGAAGCTTCTCTTACGTTTACGAACGATTGCAGTCTTAATATCGGAAAGCGTTTCGATCTTATCCGTGATTTCAATAAGCTTACGCTGCATTAAGTCTTTAATATTATCGATTTGTGTATCATCAAACTCAGAGAGTGCATCATAATCAATTACGTCACGGCGAATCTTGGCAATAGTCAAGTCAATCGTTGAGACAACCTTATGGAAGTTCTTGATATACTGGTTCACATTGAATTCAATATCCGTAGGCTCTTTGATCCAGCTATTGTTCGCTACATCAAACATGGCATCAAAACGAGTCTCATCTACGTCATCGAGCATAATGTAATAGTTAATTGGATGTGTTGTACCTGTGGCCAGTTTTCCGTTCATGCCACCTAGGATTTCGAGTAACTTACCATACAGAAGGTCATCAACTTCGTTATCAAATCCCTCAATGTTAACATCTATGTCCGCATTGTCACTATATGACTTGGACAAGATGCTGCCGACGATATAGAATCGACCGACTCCCATGATTTGGGTGAATACCCCAACGTCTTCCATAATTTGTCTACGGATGGTCTCTTTTAGATTGGGTGGGCTACCATCTTCAGGGAAGTTGAATACATCGGGGTCTAGTGTATTGTTGGCTATATCAACAATCGATTCTTGTATGTGGGTTTCAAAATTATGCATGCGACTCCTTGATTGTAATAATACTCTTAAGTATTTATCAATGCTTTTGCATCCTTCAAGAACTTTTCTGTCGAAACACCCAAAGAATGTGAAAATTCTTCGATCATTTGCGAAGTTGGGACTATAAAATCACGTTCAGGTTGTGATATTTCGAGAAGAATTCGACTCATGACTGCATATTCCCGTACATTAGGGTACCATTTACTGCGGAAATTGCCGAAATGTCCTATCCACCTATGGCATCCATTATTTTTTGCATCACATAGGGTGATAAAGTTGTTCGGGTCTGCCCCGAGGTTCACATCAACGTGAACAGGTATAACGTGGTGGCACTCTAGATACTTACGGTTACCACAAATTGCACATTCTTTATGTCCCTTGACATATAATCGTTTGGCCTTGTTGAATTTATAGATCAACTTCGGGTCATTGACCGCAAGTGCATTAAAGACAAAGGTTTCAATATTCATAATATACCCCTAAATGGGAAGACCCCACCAACTTGGCAGGGTCTTCGGGGAGGAGTCATGTTAACAGATGTTAGGCAACGAGGTCAGAACCTTGCCCCTTTACTGCTGGTCCAGTTCCGCTAGGGTTTTGGGACATATTTGGTCCAAAGGAAGTCTTTGGCAATGTCTCAGGTTGGCCGTTGCGTGTCTTTTGGGACGGCAAGGCTGCTTTTTTTGCGCCACTCTTACCAATTTTATTACTTGGCTTTTGGCTCATCTTTGGACCCAAGGATGTTTTCTTGAGTGGTTTTGGTTCAGGTTCACTTGTAATAGCTTCTCTGATGTTCTTCCCTTTCTTACCTTTACGGTGCTGGACAGACTCTTGTCCGAGGAAGTCATTGTCATCTTCACTTTCGTCGCCGATTCCGCCACCTTCAAGGTCGTCGGGGTCGGTCTCTTCTTCGTCAACCGAGAGCTTGTCTGCGATTTCTGACATGCGGTCAGCTAATAGGCGCAACTCGGAAGCAAGGTCAATCTCTTCGTCGACGTCAGTTTCGTCGGTGAAGTCACCTTCTTCTTGATTGAAATCATCACTTTCAATATCCGAAGCTGGTGCGATTTCGAAATCTTCTTCTTCTTGAATTGTTTGCCTATAGAGGTCATCAAACGAAAGGGAAATGGATTCCTGTCTTGGTGCGTTGGCTTCCTTTTTACCAAGAGGTTTAGGTTTGCCTTCGTCTGTCTTTTGGGATGGCCCATCAACAGGCTTTTTCTGCCTAATGCCTTCGGCATCAATTGGATCGCCACCTTTAATTGCGGACGCTTGGGCCTTTTCTTCGCCCTCAAATCCCTGACCTGACTTTAAGTTGCCAGTTGTATTTGTTGCTTGACTCTCATTAAGCAAGATACCTTCATATAGACTAGTGAGTTGATCGTTTTCGTGTTCCATGACATGTACTCCTTTTAATATCTTGTAAGTATGTAACTATTTATTATTTTCTAATCTAATTTTCGCATTTTAGTTTCGAAAGCTATGATTAACGACATAAACATTTATCGTGAAAAGTTAAATTGTCAATGGATTTATTTGACAAAAAGCCCAAAATGCTAAATAATTGCATGGCTAAGCTAGATGAATCCCAATATTATATGAACAATCCATCCCTTCCTACTCCCGATGCGGAGTTTGATTGGACGCAGGAAATGCTTGAGGATTTTCAAAAATGTCAAAATGATATCAACTATTTTGCTGAGAAGTTCTTCACCATCATCAACATCGATAGAGGTAAGGAACTCATTGACTTGTATAGGGCACAGAAACGTGTTCTAAGGTCTATGGTAAAGAATAAGCGTGTTGTTCTATTATCCTCACGTCAGGCAGGCAAGACAACCATGGTGACCATCTTTGCCCTATGGTTCTGTTGTTTTAACAACGACAAGTCTGTTCTTATTGTAGCAAACAAGGAAAAAACCGCCATTGAAATCTTAGGTCGTATTCGATTGGCGTATGAGTTGATGCCGAATTGGTTGAAGTCAGGTGTCGTTGATTATTCAAAAACGAACGTACTATTAGCTAACGGGTGTCGTATCAGTGTGTCAACTACTGCATCATCCGCAGGTCGTTCATCTTCTATTGGTGTTCTACTAATCGACGAAGCTGCCCATATTGATAAGCACAAGGAAGAGGAATTCTTCAAGTCTGTCATGCCTGTTGTGTCATCTTCGAAAGAAGCTAAGATTTTCATGATCTCGACAGCAAATGGGACGAGTAATCACTTCTATAGTATTTACAGTGGTGCCGAACGTAAGGAGAACGGTTGGGCATGTGAGAATATTCACTGGAGTGAGATACCGGGTCGGGACCAGAAGTGGAAACAAAAGGCCATTGCGGATTTGGGGTCCATTGAGTCTTTTGATCAGGAATATGGAAATTGTTTTGTTGAAACGGGAGAAACTGCCATTGACAAGGACCTCATTGCCGAGTTCAGGCAGGAATCATATGTTCCTACAATACTTGATACAAATGAGTATAAGGTATGGGAGAATCCCGATCCGAAGTCGATTTACGTGATGGGTGTTGATGTCTCCGATGGTGTAGGTGGGTGTGCCTCATGTGTACAGGGGATGAACGTTACAGACTTGACCAACATTAAGCAGTCGTTTATGTATTGGAATAAATTCGTGGATACTGCACATTTTGCCAAAGAAATATTCGAAATGGCTAAACAGTGGGGTCGCCCATGGATAGCAATCGAGCGGAACTCTATGGGTGGTGAGGTTATAACCACATTGAGAAATGCTCCATTCCATTACGAGAAACTTATTTCCTACAGTTCCGATAAGTCCATCGATTATGAAAAAGGTGGAGTATTCTCGTCAACCAATGTGAAATATGAAGGTATTTCCAATTTCAGATATTGGCTAAATGCACTAAGGGCAGTTCGTCTTTATGATATTGCCACCATTCAGGAATTGGAAAGTTTTGTTAAGTTCCCCAATGGTACGTGGAAGAAGAAGCCGGGTAGCAACATCCTCGACGACAGAGTGATGGCACTCGTTTGGGCAATGTTCGCATTACATCTTCCGATAGCGGAGAACATTTTCGAAGTTGTCTCCTACGACGAACGTGGTAAACCTCTCAAGATTCGGAAAGATTACTACGACGATGACGAACAGTTCTATGGGTTAAACCAATTTAGACAAGATTGGGGTGATCAGGACTTCGTGTCGGGGTTCATCCAAATGGGAAACGTCGAAACAGGTAGCGGTATATCAGAGATTGATGATATGCGAAATGCAGGTTGGGTTAACCACGGTCGATAATATGATAACCGCTATTAGGTTGGAACCCTTCACGTCGGGCATCTCTTCGGAATTAGGATTTACCTTTCTTCGTGATGCGTATGTCGGCGGATGACGACCCATTCCCAAATGCTCTGGTCATTCTATTTGCTAACAACTTTGCACGCTCAGGTGTTTGTTTATGCCATTCACTATCCACCATTTCTAATGCAGCTTTTTGGTAATCCTGATGTTTCAGTGCTCGCCACATGTTTTTAAACTTCTTAACCCTTGATGGTCCCATCTGATAAACCATATTGCCAATAATTTGAGCAGCTTCAGGAGTAATCTGATAGTTTACAAGTAGTTTATTTGTCTCATCAATTGCAATTTGGGCGTCTTTAACTAGAAGTCCATTGGCTTCTCGTTCTGTTATCCCATTGGTGAAATTCTCTCCGTTTAGGATTAGATGCCCGTATCCAATCGTTAGTTTTCCTAATGAATCTTTATATGGGTAGAATTTACCATTGCGAAATGTATGTATAGCGGTTTGGTATGGTATGTCACCCTCTAGTTTTTTCAATTCACTTAGGAAGTCGTTTGTGACACCAACACGACTAACCAATTCAGTTTTTGGTTGAGTTGCACCTTGGGCATCAGAAAGTGGAGCAGTTGCCAACATTGCAGCAGCACCGATAGATCCTAGTACATTTTTCATGTCTTCCTCAATTATTGTGTATTCACTGAATGTTTTCATGGTTCTTCTATTGTGGATTTATTTCTGGTAAATTTAACAACGCCGTTAAAGCTTTTCCCGCTTTCATTTTAGAAGTGTCTATTTTTATTTTTTCTTTTGCCATTTGGTTTCTAGTATATTGCATTGACTCTTCTTCGCTCATTCCTTCTGTTTCAGTCTCCGACCTTTTCAACTCTGCTTCTAACGACACTAAAAATATTTTTAGCTCCATTAGAGACTTTTCTACAAAACCGATTAAGCCAAGAATTATTCCACTAGGATTACTCGCCCTTAATTCTTTAAATGCAAAATTTAAATACGGCATAATCCTTTCATCTAATTGTTCTAAATTAGAATCGGGTTCATTCATGCTAGATAAATCACCGAAATAAGACAATCCGTCAGCCAAAGCGTCTGCTATTTTGTTAGAAACCTGTGGTTCTTTGTTTTTGTACATTTCTGTTCGGTTTATAATTTCTTCTACTTCATCTTTATGGGGATCGTAACTTTGTTTTGGGTCGCCGCCGAAATCATCACCGAAATCTGGAAGACCATATTCCCCGTCGTTGGCATCTTCTTTTAAAAATTGTTTAAAGTTCTTCATAATCATTAAATATTTATACAAAAGGAACGAAATGGCCGACACAATACCACAGACTGTACTCAATAAGGGACGTAAAGACAAGTTTATTCTTGTTATTGATACGCCAAAAGTTTTAAAAGAGTACGAATCAGACACCGCAAGGTCCGATTCCCTATTAAATCGTGACAAAATGCAGTTCTCTGTAATCGGTGTAAATTTACCATCCCATTCTATTCCCGCAGTTGGCGTACCCTATAGGGGGCAGACTCCCCATGTGACAGGTCAGACTCGCCAACCATACCCGCCAGCTAAGGTAACATTCAAGATTGACAACAATTATGACAATTATTATTTCCTTTGGAAGTGGATGTCTATTCTCAATAATCCTAGAGATAGTGGGATGGACAGTCATTTTGCTGAATTTACTAAAATGAGAGAAGTGACACTAGATTCCACACGTCACAAAGCTATGGGGAATTTAAAGCCTTCCAATTTAAAGCCTGCGACATATAAAGAAATCAAGATGACGAACGATTATACGGATTACCAGACGACGATTTCTTTATTTGGACTGCGAGAATATAACGAACGGATCATTAAATTTGACTATTATAATGCGTTTATCACCAACTTAGGGGAGATTAATTATGATTATCGAGATACCGACGAGATATCCTGTTCGTTCGATTTTGCGTACGGTCAGATCGATGCGGAATTAATTGAGCCAACTTAATAAATACAAAAACATAAAATGCCCCTAAAAAGAGTAAATAATTAAAAGAATAAGATTATAACCATTTTGTAAGGAGAAAAACATGTCACAGAGAACTATTGAAAGCCCCGGTGTTGAATTCAACGAAGTCGACATAAGCCAAAGAACTGTTACACCTGTCGGTACAAAAATTCTAGTTCATGGATTTGCATCGCAAGGTCCAACTAATGAATTGATCCAAGTGTCCACCAAAGATGAGCTAAATCAGCTATTTTTTGCTGGTAGCGGACCTACAAACGCAGCTGAACAGTATTTCCATGCCTCTTGCAACGAAGTTTTGAACTCCCCTGCAACCCTTTTCACTACTCGCCTTCCTTATGGTTCGGCTGGTGGTACGGGTTTTGATGGTGAATATACTGCTCTTGCCTTCCCTGCCAGTGCCAATCAAGCCTCATGGGAAGATGCAACCGATCTTACCATCCTGAATCCCACAGTTGTTACGTTGACTGAAACTCAGTATTTTGACATTAAATCTGGACAGGTCCCATGGACTACGCTCTCAACTGTAGGAAGTCCAAGCAGTTTTGCTGCAATTGGCTCAGCTGCATTTATTATTGTGAACGACGCCCAAAGTACTATCAACGAAGATTACGAAGGTTATTACCTTTCTATCATTGATAACTCTCAGGTTTCGGTGTCTTCCTTTCAATCTGTTAGTGGAGTCTTTTCGCTGGATAGTAACGGTACCATGGTTAGTATTGCCTCCTCGAAACTGGGATTCAACTTAACAGGTACTGATACTGCCAATAACAACAGCATTTCCGAGGTTGTCGAAACTAGCTTCAATTACAACATTGAGGATAGTTCCTATGATGATACTCTGGTTCTGAATCTGTTTAGATTGCGTACTTCTACTTCGACAAGTGACCCTGATAAGTTGTACTACATTCCTGTTGAAAATCATATCGGTTCCCTTGAATCTGATGATGTTCGGAATAGTGAGAGTTTCTTCCTTGCTGATCATGTTAACAACAACTCGCAGTACATTCAAATGTACGTTAACCCAAATATTGCAAATAAGGCAACAATCGGCAATGTTACAACGATTGATGATGTCCTTCGTCCTGTTGGTTCCTACTCGCCATGTAAGAACTCGGATAGTCAAGCTAAGTATATCGGAAGTATCCCAACTAAGGTTGAACGTGCTTTGGCCTTAGCTGAAAATACCAATGAAATGGATATCGACATTGTAGTAGCTGGTGGACTTGAAACAGTATGGGCGTATTCAAAAGATGCCGATACTGCCCCATCCCTTGGAGCGACATTTGATGCCGCAGCTAACGTTGCAACCGAGATAGCAGCAGGGTCGTTTGATGCAGATCACAGAACGGTATTCAATCTGTACAACAACTTCTGTACTAACACCCGTAAGGATTGTGTTCATTATTCCGACCCACTTAGAGGTATCTTTGTTCAGGGTGAGAATTCGAAGGTACTTGATCGTAATGACAAGAACTTCACTTCGGATATTTTGACACCATTGAAGGGTCTGTACAATGGAACTAACTCGAACTATTCGGCAACATATGCCAATTGGGTGAG